AGACTTATGCGATAATTCAGAAATGATGTTACCAATATTTAATAGGTGCGTGTATAATAGCTGTTGCTCGAAGTCGAACATATTGCCAGCATCAACGCGATCTATTTTCGTTGAAACTTCTTTACACATTCTATCAGATGAATCACAAAGTATAAGTTCGTCAATTAGATTATTGACCTTGCTTTTTACTTCAAACTCCACCTTTTGTATTTCCTTTTGGTTATTCATCTTTAGGCAATTCTTCTGCTTGTTTTTTAATTTCCGCTGTCATTTCATCGATTGATGCGTACAACTTTGTTTCCGGTGGATAGCCATGTGAATACTTTTCAGTTGTTCCTTCACTGGTTACTTTTACATCAATCGCTTTGATTGTTGTTTTTTGTGCCTTGTTGTCGAATACAAGCCATGCTGTATCACCGACATTAAATTTTGTTTCGATTGTCATTATGCTGCATTTTTAAGTGATTCAATACGTCTGTTAATTGATATAATATTGTTATTAATTTCCGTTGTATCTGTTGTCCAGTACCCACTTATATTTCCAAACCATAAATCCATTAGGTAGCGCCATGCATCTAAAATGTGTAATCCAAATTGTTTTTTTGCCTGGTTAAGCGATTTATCTTTGTCTGGAAAAGAACGTTTAATATCTTTTTCCAATTCCGGCACATCAAATAAATTAAAGTGTCCAGCTGGTAGTTTATTTAGTACCTCGTTAATCATATCACCACTCAATATGTGTGTTAGATTTGCATCGCGGACAATCAACTGTGATTCATTCAGTTTTAGGTAACGTGCAATAGTTGAATAGTACGTTTGTGCCTTTTGTCTATCTGCACTTCCATTTTTTCCACTCGCATCTCCGGTTACCTGTATCCTGTACACAGGTATCAACCCTGTATCAATGTACTTCTGCTTTATCTGCATGCATACTGCAGCTAATGGTGATACATTATATTCATTAGCTTCATCTGCTATAATCACATCAAAAACATTCCATGTCAATGTATGCCTATTGAATTGACCTAAAACTGCACTTGTAGGATTGGCGTTGAAGTCAAATCCTATACATAAATTATAATCCTTATTTGGTTGATATTGATTGAAAAAATAATGCTTTGTATTGTTGTATGAATAGAAAAATGGCTTTTCGTTGCTGTATGTTCCCCAATTACCAAGTGTGTATGGGCCATACTTCGCTGGATTCTGCTCTTTTAAACTTTCATGGAAAACAATACGTTCATCAGTACAGTATGGATTATCTACATAAGTCGTGTGTGTTGATCTGTAGGTAATGGATATTTCTTTTCCTTTATGCTTAATTGTTTTTGTCGCTGTAAAATTCTTTTCTTCAGTATGAGAAAACCAATTTTTCCATAACCAGAAATCTTTTTTATCAATTATTCCTTTTGGTAATTCTGGATTGAAAACAAAGTAAATTTTCACTCTGCCATTAGAATTTCTCAATGTTGTTAGAATAGTCGTAAAATCATCTTGGCTAAGCTGATCACCCTCTTCTATCCATACATGCGATGGATTTCTAATTGATTTTAGTTTAGCTGGATTGTCGCAACCGCGTGAAATGAATTTATTTTCGTTTCTGCACTCTATTTCCAGCGGACTTTTAGTAAAATGATAATAATCATCCAGCTCCCAGTCCTCTGAAATATCTTTCAAGGTTTGCCACTGGCTATCTTTGATTGATTCATGCGTTTTTTTAATAAGCACGCATCGGAAATAATCAAGCTCTAAAGATTCTTTTATCAACTGCTGCGCAACATGTTGAGATTTCCCACTGTCTCTACCACCCCAAACAAATTCAATATCAATTTTCTTTGGCTCAAGCAAATGATGATAGCAGTCTAAAAATAAATCTTCATCTATTTCTATTTCTATCTCTGGTGTTGATATGTCTTCTAAATCAATCAACTTTCTTCTTTATTACTACTTTGAATTTATTAGGAACTAATGGTTTTCCATCTTTTCCTGTCTGTTCTATACGTTTAACATAACCGCGATCCTTTGCCTTGGTCTGTAAAAAAAATTCTATTGCTCTTCGGTCTGGTTTCTGTTCCCAACCAACCAATCTTTTGTTTTCAACTTTCGGTATTCCTTTTCTTAAAATTCGATGCACCTCTTCAGATTCGTCTATTTCCTCTTCGAGCATATCGTCAACCGCCTGTTTAAACCAATCTTCTTGAAGCCAGCTATTGTAAGTAACTCTACTAAGGTTGTTGAAATCCTTACACGCTTTTGAAACATTAAAGTTTTTCGACCTTAATATTTCCAAGAACATTTTTTTTTGCTTTTTAGAATATGCCATTTTGTACAATTTGTACAGTTAAAAATTCAGAACCGTTTCATTAATCGTTTTCGCTATTTTGCCTTCTGATACCTCGTATTTCTTATTTTTTGCCATTTTTGAAGCGTTTAGATGTCAAATTTAATAAAAATAAGAACTTTAGGTTAATTTAATTAACGAATAGTTCTTTTTATGATAAAAAAATTTAGATTGCCACTATTGCAAACTCAATCCTTGGTTTGATTTTATCAATGAATTTTTCAGCTATAATCTTCACACAGTTGTTATCGTTCTTGATAGCATTTACCTTTTGTAAGCAGTCCAGGATAATTTTTAAGCTATTGTCCAGATCCGCGCGGTTGCTATCGTAATATACATGCAGGTGAATCTCGAATAAGCCTGTGATGTTCTTATTCCGGTAAATATTGCATTGTAGATAGAACGACTTTTCGTAATCGGTGAGTGCCTTGGTCTTTGCCAATGAAGCATGCTTGCCCAGCTGTATAACTTTGTAACAGTTGCTTTTGCTCGGGCATTTTCCTATGATAATCTGTGTCATGCGTTCAGTTCTTTTAATATTTCTTCATGCAGCATATAAACTGATCGCTTGGCTGTTAGATACAGGCTGCCAAAATCATCGCGCGTTCTCATAAGGTCAGCCTTTTTCAATTTTTAATGTCATTGTGTTTTGGTTTTATAATTATTAAAATGATAATTCTTCGTCTGTTTGTGTAGTTGGTTTTTGTTCTACAAAATCATTCAAAAATGATTCGTGCTTGTAATAGAATTTAGCGCAGCGCGTATCATACGCCAGGTGTTCGGCAATATCGCCTGTAGGACCATTGCGATATTTTGCTACTATTAAAATGGCTGTATTCTTGGTGGAACTGCCATCGTCATACTCCATAATCCCGAATTTATCAGGACGGTGCGGAAAGATCACAATATCTGCATCTTGTTCGATAGCACCGGATTCTCGTAAGTCGGAAAGCTGCGGACGTTTTTCACCTCCGCGGGATTCTACACTACGATTCAACTGTGACAATGCAATTACCGGAATATCCAGATCCTTAGCCAGCTTCTTTAGTCCGCGTGAAATGGTACTTATTTCTTGTTCGCGGTGCAAACCTTTTTCACCGCTACTCATTAGCTGTAGATAATCCACAATGAGCATTTTAATACCGTGCAGCCTTTTCAGGCGTGTTGCTTTAGTGCGTAACTCGGTCAATGATAATCCTGCCTGATCATCAATGTAAATCGGTCTGCTCATCAAGCTATCGGAACATTTGTACAAAATATCTTTTTCGGTGTCAGAATAACCAGCTTTACTGATCCTGGCCAAGTCAACATCGCTTTCGATGGAAAGTAACCTTAACCGCATTTGCCGTTCCGGCATTTCCAGCGAAGCGATAGCCACCGGAATATTGAGGCTCGCGGCACCATGTGCAATACTGGCGGCTAAGGCCGTTTTACCAACGGATGGGCGAGCAGCTATGATAATCAGGTCTCCTGGTTCCCATCCTCTGAAAAACTTATCTATTGGTACTATACCGCATGGAATACCTACGATTTTATTTTCAGAGGATCTTATCGTTTCGAGTACGCTTAAATCTCTGGCAAGGTTGGTTCCCACATGCACAAAGTCTTTATTCACGGTATTAGAAATAATATCGTTGATTTTCTTCTGGTTGTTTTCGATCAGGTCGAAAACATCGGTAGTATCTTCGTAAGCATCACGTATGCTGTTATTAGAAACAGAAATCACTTCCCGCTGCATCCATTTTTGAGCTATGAAACGTGCATGGTGTTCAATATTAGCCGATGAAGCGATTTTATTGGTTAGTTCGCTCAGGTAATAGGCGCCGCCTACTTCTTCAAGTTTTCCAATGCTTCGCAGATGTTCGGTCAAAGTTAAAAGATCAATCGAAATACTTTTCTTGTCAACTTCGAGGCAGGCTCTGTAAATAGTTACATGTGCATCAACGTAGAACATTTCCGGCTTTAGAATGGCCGCTACATCGTTTAAAGCCTCTCTTTCGATCAGGATCGCTCCGAGTACGGCTTCTTCCAGCTCGCGCGCCTGCGGCGGTATTTTTCCATAAAGTAAAACCGATACATCTTCCGTTTTATTGCGAGTAAATCTGGTGGTTCGTTTATTTGTTGATTGGTCTTCCATTTAGTTTGCAAAATTTGAAGTGATAGTGTCTTTTTTAGCGGTAGTTACAGTTTGGGCAGAGGTAACCACTGGCTTGTCTTTTAAAACAGTTCTAAAACTGTTTATCAGGTGATTGTTGTCTTTGAAGTGATAACCTGGCGGAAAACCATCGTCAAGCCGTTGCAAGCCTTCAGTTTCACTAATTTTAAACTGCATTAGCATAGCTACCATGGTGACCTGGTTGGTACGTTTGAAGTAGGCAGATATTTTTTCAATTACAGTGTTGTTACCAATCCGATAGAAAAAACCTTTGGTTTCTATTTTCTCATTTTCATTAATACATTCTACATTACTACATTCTACATTGTTATTAGCTTCGGTTTTGGTTTCATCTTGGTTAGGTTTTGGTTCGATTTCGGTTAGGTTTTGGTTAGGTTTTGGTATTGCCTTTTTACCGCCCTTGGTTCCGTTTTCCCACCGCTTTTGGTTTGCTTGTAGTTGTGGTTTTACAAGCGAGAACATGCCTTTAGCTACGCCTTTAAGCTCTGATTCTTCGCCATTTATGGCAAATTGGAAAATAGCTTCATAGTATGCCAGGCGCTCATTCTTGTTTTCAATGGTGCTGCCGGCGTCTAAAAAACTCTTGTAAAAAATAAAACTTTCTCGCATGGTATTAATTTATAGTTATCGGGTTTACTTTCATAGTTGTATTTTTTAAATTTTTAAATCGTTGTCGCCTTTTGGAGTTTCTACTGTTTCTGTCGTCTTGATTGTGTTCGATGCTTTAGGCAATAGCATCTTCTGTATTTCGCTAATTGCAGCGTTTACACGTTCTGTCAATGCCTTTTTATCGGATTCAGGAACTTCAAAACGAATGACTTTTAAGTTTTTATATTCACTTTCTTCAGGTATGTACGGCAGATCATCATCGCCCGCCCAGTTAATCCAGGCTACTTTATTTTGGTCACCATCATAATTGTTTGCCAATTCTCTTATCTGTACCAATTCGTAGTAATACGGTACATAGATGATTAATTCTGCGTACTTGGTATTCAGCAAAATAGAGTTACTCACCAACTGCCAGTAATAATCTTCGCCGTCTTTATGCTTGTCGCGTACTTCTTCAATCGTTTCGCATTCATAGAATGTACAGAACGATTTTAGTGTCATTGGGCACTTGATATCACAAACTGTTTTCCCTTCATCGTATTTTTCTAAGTCTGGAGAACCGGCCCATAGCCCTATACTTGGGTGTACGATTGTTTCCTGGCTGACAAGATTGTATTCTGTACCCAGTTGGTCAAAAGCGTGGCGTTCTACCAGCTTGCCCCATGATGTAGGTTTCGCATTGGATTCATTGTCCAACCTGCGTAGCAGTTTAGTTTCAAAGTATTTTTCTTCTACATAGGTGTAGAATGGTTTGCCAAACGTGCCTTTGGCTTTTCCAGAAGACATTAATGCACTGATTCCGGAAGACGTGAACCGTCCGTTTCTAATTTTATCCATGATTATTTATTTTGTAGTTGTTTAAGTAATTTTTTGTATGAGTTCACTTCTTTGTTCTTTAAGATCCGCTCAGCGTTAATCTTTTCATCTTCGGTAAGGTTTTCTTCTTTCAGGTCATATAATTCCTGAAGCGTTTGCCACTCGTCAGTAGTTGGTTCTTCTTCTTGTTTGGAGTAGGCTCCAGCAAAGCCTACGGTATCTTTACGGTTTAAGTTTTTACCAAAGAATATTCCGAGTTTCTCGGCTGCATCTTTTATCGCGTAGCTTTCAGCTGCTGGTAATGCTTTCATTATAGCATCTTGTTTGATAGCTGATATATCGCTGGCAGATGCTCCTTTGTCCGTTTGAACACCAACTGCACCAAGTCCATCGTGATAGAACCATTCGCCGGTTAATGGATGTAGAAGATGTAAGCGTACATGAACGGAAACACTATTAAAGAGTGCTGCGTAATTAATAACCTCTACTTTCCATTGCTGGAAAATTCGTGTAAGTAGAAATTCAACCTTATCAATGGGGAGGTATTTTACGCCTTTTGCGAATGGGTGGTCTTTTACCCATGCTTCAGGAACCGGTTGGTTTAATAGCAAATTAAACTGGTCATTCTTGAATGCTGTTAATTCGTCATGATGTAGCTCTTGTAGAGTGGGTAGTTTATTTTTTCCTTGTTCTTTTGCATCGTTTGACATATCTTTGTCTTATTATAAGTGAGTAATATTTTTATTCATCAAAGCCAAACGTTCGCACCGCTTGGCTTTTTTCATTTAGAACGGCAGATCATCATCAACCGGAATATCTTTTGTATTATTCTTTGAAAACGATTCCTGACCTTTCTGCTCAAAGGCTTTCATATTGCCGAGGTACACTTTGTAATTTTCAGAATCTTTTTTGCTGTTCAACTGAAGTGATACATGATTACCAAATTGGTCTGGTTCATCATTCACCCAAATTTTTACATTACAATATTTTTTACCGTCTTTTCCTGTATAAAATGCAGAATGAGCTTTCTTTGCTTCTTCTAATAATTTCGTCAATGAAATTGAGCCTGTAAATAATTTTCCGTTTGCCATAATTGTTATTTTAAAAGTTGTTTTATTTCTTCAAATTTTTCATTCGGAATAAATACAACTTCACCGTTGCAAGCATCTACAAATAGTTGTAAGAATTTTCTCATTTCTGCAATCTGTGAATCTTTCAATTTTATCAATCTTTCGGATTCTGTAATTGCACGCATGATTCTTTCATTTGCATGTAGTTCATTTTGCAAAATCTTTTTTGCCTGTTGAATTTCGATTAATGCTATGTCCAATTCTGTTGCCATGTTTTATCTTAAAATATTTATTACTACTAAAATGAAAATCAGAATAATTACAATTATTGTGAGTGCATCTATGAAGTGTATTGGTTCTTTGTCGTTCATTTTACTAAAATTCCAAGTATGATTATAAATAGAAAAATTACTGATATTACTGGTGTTGACAAGCAGCCATCATTGATACTATCTAAATTAAATTCAATATCAAATTCATCGTTGTGCAAGTCGTTGTAATTATTTTCTGTAGTGTTATTCATGCTAATTATTTGATGTGATTAACATTAATTCAAATTTTCCTTTGTATTTCACTTTGCATACAAGTGATGCTGTCTTATTCCACCAATGGTTATACCTTGCTACATTGCAATGCTCGTTCTTTCCATTGTTAGCCAATCTTATCTGTAATGGTTTTGCTTGCGTCATAACTTCACCTATAGAGGTTGCACCAAAAATACTTTCTGTACCTTTTGCAATCGTCTGGTTTTTAATTGGATTTCTCTCAAAATAGTTACTCATAATCTTTTCTTTTTAGCGATTGAAGGTTTGCCACTCCTGCCATCAAATTTTATAATATCAGCCATTATTAAATCTTTGTTTTCTTGCCTTGCTTTTGCTCGCGACGAAAGCTGTTTATCGTTTTGCAAAACAGCTTTCGCTTTTGCGAGCGTTGATTTCTGTGCGCCAAGCAAATCAATCATTACCTGTATAGTCGTTTCCGAATTTTCTATTTCTTTAATTAAGTTCATGTTGCTGTTTTAAAATAGTAGGTGGTGAGAAGTAGAGAGAAAAATTAGAACGCTCACCACCTACCGACATAAAAACCCTTAATTTTCAGTTAGTGATAATTTATAATCTTGCTTCATTTCTTTGCGTGTGATTGTTTCATCTGGGCAATCAGCATCTGAAATTCTTTCCAACTCTTCAATGAAATCTTTTACAACTTTTGAAACTTTACTGCCAACGCCTATGTAAAATATTTGCTCTTGTACATGTGGCTCTGTATCATCGGCAGGCTGCATGTTGTCGCCTTTGAAAATAGGCTCGATGTAGTAATCTGTAAATTCAGTCTTTAC